GTGCCGCCTTCTTCACGACGGCGCCGAGCGGCCCCATCATGAAGAGGATGCCGTTGATGATGCCCATCATCAGGTTGCGGCCGAGCGAACCCCAATCGACGTGCTGAAACCATCGAAACACGGGCGCGAAGGCCTGAATGATCCAGCCGAGCGGCGTCAGGTTCAGGAAGGCGGCAGCGATCAGTTTGACGCCGGCGAACAGCGGCCCCTTGATCTTTGACCACAGGCCGCCGAACCAGGCGACGACGCGGCCGATAGCGTCGCCGAGCGGGCGCAGGGCCTCGGCGATGACCGCGAAGGCGGCGGAGAAGCCGGCGGTGATGGCGCGCCAATGCCGGATGATGAAGGGCACGGCGACGGCCAGGACCGCGACAATGGCCAGGACCACCCACGTGATCGGGTTGGCCAGAAGCGGCGCGGCGGCGGCGGCGGCCATGGCGCCGAAAGTGTCCATGGCGGTGCCAAGGCCGATCAGAGCGCCGGACAGGAGCGGCGCCGTTTCCTCGACAAAGCCGACCATGACGCCGACGCCCTTCAGCCATTTGAGGGCGTTGTAGGCCTTCACGGCCGGGCCGACGACGGCGCCGAAGCCGATGCGTAGCGCACCCAGGCCGAGTTCGGTCAGGGCCAGCGCCGCGGCGCCCTGGACCAGTACGGAGGTAAGGGCTTTGTGCTTGTCGGTCCAGGCGAAGACGCGGGTGGAGATGGTGTCGATCTTTTGCGCCAGGCGGACCAGGGGCGGCAGGAGCTGGTCGCCGACCTTGATGGCGAGGATCTGGAGGTCGCCGGTCAGTTCCCGCCATTGCACGGCGGCATTATGGGCGCGGATGCCGAAGTCGTGGTCGACCGTACCGGCGGCGGCGAAGGCGTCGCGCCGGATCCGGCGGTATTCGTCCATATGCTGGATCAGCGAGCGGACGGCGCCGGCGGCTTGCTGGTTCCGGAAAAGGAGCGGGATGTTTTTCAGGTCGCCGCCCAGCGCCTTTTGGGTCAGCAGGGCGATCGCTTCGAGCGGGGTTTTGCCCTGCTTGGCGGCGAGCGCCATTTCCTTGACCAGGTCGACGCGATAGGCCTTGAAGGCCTTGCGGGTGCGGGCGGTGTTTATCTGGGCCAGCAGGTCCGCGAGATTGGTCGCCGCGCCTTCGGCGTCGCCGGCGCCTTTACGCGCGATTTCCAGCGCCGCGGCGAGGTCCGCCACGGCCGAGACGCCGGTCTGGCCCAGGGCCTGGGCTTGAGCGGTGATCTGCGGGAAATATCGCGCCATATCGACCAGCTCGAAATTGCCGTCCTTGCCGGCCTTATGCATGGCGTCGAGGGCGTACTGGATCTGGTTCAGCGGGACTTTGAGGTTGTCGTAGACGGCGTATGAGGATTTCGACAGGTCCTCGATCTGGGCGCCGGTGGCGGTCGCGGTCTTGCCTACTGCGCCCATCATCTGGATCGCTTGGCGCGGATCCATGCCGGCGCCGGCCAGGAAGTCGGTGCCGGCCTGGATCGAGGTCGGAAGCTGTTTGGTGGCGCGGGCAATAGCGATGATATTGCCCTTTAGCTTTTCGGTTTCCGCCGCCGTCAGGTCCGCCTTCTGGGCGGTCTCGGTCATATGGTCCTGAAAATCCATCGCCTGTTTGACGGCGAGGACCAGGGGCACGGCCATGGTGGTGCCGATGGCCAGGTTCTTTTGCCCGGCCTCGGTGGCGCGTTGGCCGCGCTCCTGCCATTTGGCGAGGCGGGCGACGGCGGCACGCTGCAGCTCGATCCTGTGCGTCGTGCGCACCATCTGTTGTTCAAGGTCGGCCTGTTGGCGCGCCAGCGCGCCGTCGGCGTCGCCGGTTTCCTTGATCTTGGCTTTGAGCGCGGCCAGCTCGGCTTTCTGGCCCTTAGCCTCCTGGGTCAGCTTGCGCAGCTTGCCGGCGGCGCCATCGGACGCGCCCGTGATCGATTTGAGCGTGCCGGTCACGCCGTCGATGCCCTTGAAAACAAGGGTTAAGGCCAACTTTCGGGAATCACTCATGTTTTTTCGACGCGGTTGATGTCGTTCCAGAAGGTGACGGCGTGGTTACGCCACTCGAGCAGCTCGACCAGGTCGAAGGCGAAGCAGGTTTCCGGCGACCAATGGAAGATGCCGGCGATGGGCGCGATCAGCTCTTCAACTGTTGATCCAGCAGCGCCCGCTGCGTCGGCGTCAGCAAAAAAAGCATCACCTGGCCCGCGCATTCGGCCATGTCGGCCGGATCCATGTCGGCGATCTCGGCCGGCAGAAGCGGAGGGTTTGAGATGCGTGGCAGGACCTTCATGAGCTGGTCGACGTCGCCGTTCATTAGACCCGGCAGATTGCAGCCGCGCAGTTCGCCGGACTTCGGCTTGCGGAGCTGGATCGTGTCGATCGTGGCCGAGCCGCGCACGATGGGGGCGGTTAGCGTGATTGGGTCGCCGAAGACGGCCGTGGCGGAGGTAGTGGTCTCGGGGGTGTCCATTGGGAAGGCTCCTGAGGTTAGACGCCGATGGCGTTGCGGATGGCGGCGAGGCGGTCGACGCCGTTGACGACGAAGACCATGTTGAGGATGTCGATCTCGATCAGCGGCTGGCCGTTCTGGACCAGGCGGTAGTAGCTGCAGACGGTCTTGATGGTCTGTTCGGTGCCGTCGCCGGGCTTGCCGTTGCCCGGATCGATTTCTTGGTGGCGGCCACGGACGAAGATCTCGACGGCGGTGACGCCACCGTCATCGTCGGACTGGTAGGCGCCGAGCCAGCGTAGCATTTGGCCGTAGGCGGACGGATCGCCATAGCCGGCGAAGATATCCGCCAAATGGCCGCCGAGTTTCCATTCGAACTCGATGGCGTCCTGACCCATGTCGATCTGGACTTCGCCGTCCATGCCGCCGCCGCGATAGGCGTCCATCTTGCGCGTCAGCTTGGGCAGGGTGACCTCCGGGCACAGGCCGGCGAAGCTGACGCCATTGAGGAAGAGGTTCATATTCTTGAGTTTGGCGGGCAGCATGGTGGCTCCTTAGCTGATGTTCGCGACCTGGCTGGCCAGGTTGGCGTAGAACTCGTCGGTGATCGTCTGGTTGAGCAGAAGGGCCTCCGCCGGCGCTGTCGGCGTGTACTTGTAGTCGATGGTCAGTTGGCCGGCGGCCAGCGCATCGGCCGTATTCTTTGCCGGGTCGAAGGATGCCACGGCGCCGATGATGCGCCCCTGCGTTTTGAGCCGATTGAAGGCGCCATTGATGCTATCGATGAGGTCCTTGACCAGGATCGGGGTGAGCGGCTTGTCGACCGCCCAGGTGATGCCGGCGGCGATGGTGTCCTGAAGGATCTGCGCCGTGCGGACGGTCGATTCGAAGGCGAAAAGCGGGTCGGACGAGGTGGTGCGGTTGCCCCAGAAGCGGAAGCCGTTCGAGCGGATGATCGCGGTGACGTTTGCTGAGTTCAGCCGGCCGGCGATATTGTCGGAGGACAACATGTCGAAGGTCATGGCCTTGCTGAGGCCGGTGACGCCGGAAACCGGGACGTTGGACAGGGTCTTGTTCCAGCCTTGGGTCTGATCGATCAGGGCACGCAGACCGAGGGCGCGGGCGACCGACGAGCCGTTCCAGTCGGTGAAGTCCGGCCAGTGCAGATCCAATTCGCGATCCCCGAAGTTGCCGGCATAGGTGGCGGCGTCGGTTTCGTTTTCGCCGACCGCCTTGGCGTAGATCATGGCCCGCAATTGCTTGGCGATGGGGATCAGGTGCGTGATGACGTTCTGGGTGTCGAAGCCCGGTACGCCGAGGATGCGGGGCATGACGCCGAGCTGAGACGGCGCCGAAAGGAGCGCCTGCATGCCGGTCAGTTGGCCCGCTGCCGTCGCGGTCCCGATGATGGCGGTTTCGGTATCGGCTTCGGTAGCGCCGGGCGCGACGCGAACGACGACGACGGAAGGTGAGCACTGATCGGCGATGGCGGCCAGGGCCTTGGACAGCGTGCCATTGACGCCGGCCTTACCGACCGCCGTGCGCACGTCCGTGATCAGGACCGCGGTGTCGAGCGGGAAGGTGGTGGCGTCGGCGTCGGTCGCCGTGGCGACCAGGCCGATGACGGCCGTGGCCACCGTCGTCACCGGCCGCGTGCCGGTGAGGACTTCGTTGATGCGGATACCGTGGGTGACGGACGTGGGCATGGGCGGGCCTCAGTTGAGCGGCAGGGAAAGGGTGGTCGTGGGTTGCGCCGGCAGGTCGGTGCGGACGGCGGTGATGTCGGCCATCAAAGCGCCAGTGGCGGCGGGCGTGACGGTGACCTTGGTGAGCTTGAGCCGAGGCTCCCAGGCGCGAAGCGCACCGGCCGTGGCGGCGGCGTAGAGGAGCAGGGTCGAGCGGTCGGCGGGCAGGTCCTGCAGCTCGAACAGGCGCGAGCCGTAGGTTCGGCGCATGACGCGCGAGCCCAGCGGCGTGGACAGGATGTCGCCGACCGATTGGGCGATGTGCGCGGCGCCGTCGAGCGGGCCGCCGGTATTGCGGTCCATGCCGGTCATTGCGGTTTTCCCGACAATCCGGCGCCCGGCTGGACATCCTTGTGGACGTGGTCGTGCAGCGAAACGCCGTTCGCTGTCAGGTCGCCTGAGACCGTGACCTTGCCGTTGACGGTGATGTCGGCGGTGAGGGTGATGCCGGACGGCGCGGTCACTTCGAGCGATCCGGCGGCGAGCATCAGGCTGAGCTTGTGGTCCACGGCGTCGTAGGTGATGGTTGTGCCGTCCGGCATCTTCCAGACCCGCGACAGGGTCGAGCCCGCCGGCGGATTGGCGTTGGAATTGATGCTGCAGAGGATGATAGCGGCCTCGATGTCGCCTTCGGGGCAGGCGAGGAGGACCTGTTCACCCGCGCTGGGCGGGCACCAGTCGGAAAAGCCACCGGCTTTGGTGCCCCAGCGAAGAGGCGGGGTGATGACGTCGCCGGTTCGCACGACGGCGTAGCCGGTGGCTAAGTCGACGGATTGCACGACGCCGAAGCGTAGCAAGTCGCCAATTGTGCCGGGGAGGTCGTGAAGGTGGTCCATGCGCGGCATGATCCGCGCGCGGTGTGCGGGCGCCAGCGACCGGGCATGTAAAGCCGGGCTTTACATGCCGGCGTCTTACTTGAAGGCCATGATGGCCCACGGGATATCGATGGTCGGGTGGTTGTTCACCTGGTTATTGGCGA